TATTGCTAAAATCAAGCCCGCTCAGGTCAACGCCGCCTGTATAATCGACGTTCGGGTCCAACTGGAATTCTTGGTTAGGGTCATACATGCCCGTCTCGTCAACGCGAACGCTGTCGTCGACGTAGTTAGAGTCGCCACCCGTAAAAGTACCGGTAAAACCGCCCCCGTATGTGGAGTAATCACCTGTAGGAAGCCCATTCTCGTCGTAGGTAAATCCGTAGTTGCCAGTGACGGTAGGGTCGCCAAAAACCTCAGTACCGTTACCATCGTAGCCAGTAATGACGTCAACCTCGCGCCCATCACGTCCACCGCGAGAGCCGGGTCCAGTCCCCGTCACAGTGGTCCCAGTTCCAGTTCCAGTCCCAGTCCCAGTCCTAGTCCCAGTCCCAGTTCCAGTTCCAGTTCCAGTTCCAGTGGTCTTAGTTCCCTTAGCTGCGGCATCAGCGTCAGCTTTAGCTTTAGCGGCAGCAGCTGCGGCGGCCTTATCGGCGGCAGCCTTAGCGTTAGAAGCGTCAACAGTTTGTTTTTCCGTTTTAAACGGCTCAAACGTCATAGGCCCAGCGGTCTGGGCACGCTCCATAGACTGCATGTACTTCTGTGCTGGAGGCATCAGTAGCTGAGCTAGACCAGCACCGCTGGGTCCTTGAGGTGCAGCACCAAACGTCTGCACTTGCGACGGAGCGAAGATACCTGCTGCAGGGCCAGCTTGAAGCGCACTGAACTGGGCTGGGTTCACAGCGGCCTGAGGAGCAGCCTGAGGCATATACCCCGGCTCGATACCGCCAGTTATCTGGCTAAAGACAGGGCCAGCACTACCGCCGTCAGCGAAGCCCTCAGGCATCTCACCCGTCGAGGTCAGATAGCCGGGGAAAGGGTTGGTGTCCTCAAAATAGCTGAACTCACGGTCAGTAGGCGTGCTCGTAGGGAACCGCACCTTACGGTCCTGAGGCTTGTATGGACCTTCGTACTTGTACTTGCTCTCAGGGGGTTTGTAGGCCTCGTACTCAGGTTGCATGGCTGAGAGCACGGGGTTGGCCACACCCATAGCTGCGAGGCCAGTCTTCATCAGAGAGGGGGTCGTCGCGGTGTTTGCAAGGTTCGCACCCGCAGCATTAGAAAACCTTTGCCCGAAGGCACCCGCCTTAGCTCCGAGTTCAGCGCCGAGCGTTTGAGTTAGCATGTTGGGTGCGACGGCAGGGGCAAAAGTAGTAGCGGCGGCGGGGAGAGTCCCTTGGGTCATCGTGCTAAGCGCTTGAGCTGCAGTAGGGTTCATAGCGGCGGCAGTTTGAGCAGCCGTCTGAGCAGCAGGATATGCCGCCCCACTCATGGTGTTGGCGATAGCATTACCCGCAGCTGTACCCGAGCTGATAGTTGGCACACCCGCACCCACACCCTGCGTCATCGTGTTGAGAGCAGCGGAGGGGGTAGCACCCACCGCACCAGCGCTTGCACCGATCCCAAGACCACCAGCCAGCGAAGCGCCACCGAACGCGCCAAGGCCAGCCATCAGACCTTGTTTCAGGTCGCCTGTGACTGCTGTGGTACCTAGACCCGTGATGCCTGCAGCCATGAGAGGGCCGACGCCGGGGATGAAGCTCAGACCCACGCCGAGGAGCGTAGGCAAGATACTCTCAAGAAAGCCCGCCTCTGGGAGCCCTGTGTGTGGGTTAATCGTCAAAGAGCCGCCATGGGCTCGCGCTAGGGCCTGCAGGCCACCAACCTCACCGGGGGTCATGTGGACGAGCTGAGTATCGTTGTTACGCCCGAAGTTCTGTAGCTGTTGCGCCATAGGCGACACAGCATTTGCCATGGGGGCATCCGGGTTGGATTTGTTACCATAAGCCATGGTATTAGGGTTAGGAGACCCAAAGGTGGCCGCGTTTGGATTACCATTCATAGCGAACGATCCTTAGGGTGAGAATTATACCGACGTTATAGTTTGCCAAGCGCTACCAGAATAGACACAAAGTTTGCCTAATGTCGTGTCGAAAACCACCCAACCCGCAGCGGGGGTAAGCGCGGTCTTCTCCACGGTCGTTACGTTCTTAGTCGCGAGTATACCATTGAACGTGTCCGCCGTGTACTTCTGTGCATTGTTAGGGGTACGGGAGTCCAACTGAGAGAAATAGGCCTCGATCACGCGGATGAGCTGCCGCACGTACTGGGGGTCATAGTCCAGCGGCGGATTGGGTAGGGGTGAGGCACGGAACCTATCGAGGGCCACTAGCGGCGACCATCTTGTTTGATGTCAAGTCGTGGTGTACCGACCTGCCACTGCGTCCCAAGGTTCTCAGACTGGATTTTAAAGGCCATCTGACGCGCACGGGTGCGCATGAAGACTTGATTGGTGTACTCGTCGACGTTGGCCGAGTTACCGACTACGGAGCTAGTCTCGGTCATATTCGAGTTATAGCTCTGGCCGGGGAAGTTCCGTGGGTAGATCGTGACCGTAGCAGTGGGTGAAGTGCCCCCAGTAGAACCATTAAAATTCACGTCTGGGATCAGGCGGTTGGACAGCATGAAGTTGTCGCCATCACCGATGTCGAAGTCGTTGGACAAAATAAAGGCTTCCATCGGTGCGCCGTCGTCGTCCACACCATTTTCATGGAAGTATATATAACCCTGTGCTGCACCTTCATTGGTATCAGCAGCAAGGGGGAACTGCTGCAAAGCGGAGTCTAACCAAGCTGTGCGCTCTATATCGCCATAGTACCAAATGCGATCAAGGTGATTGTAGACGACGTACTTATTGTTCCAGTTGGAGTCGGCGCTGGGGTAGAACCACCAAATTTCATTCCACTGCTCGTTGGTGCCGCATACGATCTGCCCATACTGGTTAAAGTTCAGGTTCTCGAACACGTGGTTTCGCAGCGAGCAAGCGAGCGTCTCCACGCGGCCCGTATAGGCGTAGAACTTGCCGTTACCCATCCAGTAGGTAATGTTGGCAGCCGAGCTACAGGCCCGAGGCGAGATGATGGAGATGTTGTCCGCGTACTCCTGCAGACCAAACACGTCAGTCGTGCCAAGGAACTGCAAGGTGAAGAGGTGCGTGTCTGTGAAGACAAGGATTTCCTGACGTGTGGCCAGCGCCCGCACGATGCGCGAACCTCGAGAGACCCGGATAAAGCCTGCAGAGTTAGTCACAGCAGGTGTCCACTCTCCCGGCGAGCCTTGGCTGCACCAACGGATAAGCAGAGGGTCAAAGTCGTTAGGGTCAACGCTACCGAAGGGCACCGCGCCAAAGGCAAGAACGTGGCGGTCCTGCTGCGAAACGAGCACCTGTGTGACCTTCACGGGTACCGCAGAGCTTGGATATCCTTCACTCGTTGCATAGGCAGCGAGGGTAATGGCGCGGGTAGCCAAGGACGTAGCGGGGTCCACCAGCACGCCTCGAACCCAGTAGTAAGGCACACCGTCGCGGATATTCATCACAAGGTCGTTGTCGAAGTTATCAAAAAACCAGTCCCGCTGCAGAGTAGCGTACGGCGCAGCGGCACCGGACCCCCAAGTCCTTCGACCCCAAGTACCCACACCCCAGCCATAGCCTTGTACAGAGACCGTGTTGCCGGGGGCGATTTCGAAGTCAATAAAGATAGCCGTGCCACCACCAGCGGCTACAGAGGATGTAGCGGCTGTAGCCACAACAAAAGAGAGCGATGTGCTGCCTACCGCTGTAACGATCTGATTAGCATTGATATCGCTATTAGGGATGCCGCCCACCGTGCCTGTCACGCCCCGCACAGTCACAAAGGACCCCACAACGCAGTTGGGGTTGGTAGCAGACCCTAGGTTCAGGGTTACCGTAGTTGAGCCATTAATCGTCTGGACGCAGTTATCGGTGATCGTGGAGCTCAGGGTAGGGTCTGTGGCTCGCAGCGGGGTGACATCATAGAACTCCCCACCCGCGTTGATGTAGAGCTTGTTGTCGGTTCCTAGGGCTAGGAAGTTATCTGCATAGGTCGTTACCCAATTCCAGAACTGGCGGCACACGCCATAAAACGACGTAGGGGCAGCTTTGGCCCAGCCCCCGATCTTTTGAGGGTACCCAGAAAGGAACCGAATACGGTTGCCGTCCCACCAACCACCCTCATTGGAGTAGTTGGTCTGGTCACGGTTCATACCCGGTTTGAACTGCAGCTTGATAAAAGCCATACCAGCGGTACCTTACGGAGCAGTGGGTGCCGGATCACCAGCAAGGATTTGCGCAGCGCGTTCAGGCGTGATGACGCCCTCTGTGGCTAGCATGTTAACCCCATTGATAACAGCCGTATCCGTCAGTTGCAAAGTCACAACCGCATCGATCATGTAATAATAGTAAGCCACCGACTCGTTGGTTACAGCCGCGTTTTGGACCGCAATGATCTCTTCCGGGGTAAACAGGAACAGGAACTGGAGGCGGGTGTATTCGGGCGCAGGAGGAGGCACAGGCTCAGGAGGAGGCGGTGCAGGAGGGCGCTCAGACAGGATCACCCAGCCGTCAGACTGAAGCTGCGCGACCTCTGTGCCCGTCAGAGCCGGAGGGACCAAGGGCGTTGAGTTAGGCGGGATCGGCCCATAAGGGTCAAACTCCACGGGGTTGGTGTAGATGGCTTGGCTGTCGTAGGCGTAATAGGTGAGCATGTTATGTCGCCTTTATGTAAGCGGTGGTGCCGGTGATGGTCTGTACGTTGGGGAGGACGAAGGACGTGGCGTTGACGGCGAAGGCAATGCTGGCTGCGGCGGTGCTGCTTTGAGCCACCGCAACAAAAACGCTACTACCAAAAGTTACAAATTCCCAAGCTGACGAGGATGGCAGTGTCCTAGCCGTCCAAGTAATGCCGTCAGGGGAGCTAGCCCCATTTGTAGACGGGCCGTTTGCCACAGCAAAAAAAGCGTTGTTACCATAGGTGACTGATTGCCAAGTTGCTGAAGTCGGCAGCGTTCTAGCCGTCCAATCAATCCCATTGGTAGAGGTGGCGGCAGTAGTAGACGGCCCCGTAGCCACAGCAACAAAAACACCGTTGCCGAAGGTAACGGCTGTCCATTGCGCTGAAGACGGCAGAGTTCTTGCTGTCCATGTGATGCCATCGGGTGAGGTGGCTGCAATGGTAGACGGCCCTGCGGCTACCGCCACAAAGACACCGTTGCCGAAGGTGACTGACAGCCAAGTTGACGCAGACGGAAGCGTCCCCGCAGTCCAATTAATGCCATCGGGTGAGGAGGCAGCGGCTGTAGAGCCATTTGCCACCGCAACAAAAAGCCCATTGCCAAAGGTAACATGACGCCAATTTACCGACGATGGCATCGTTCTTGAGGTCCAAGTGATCCCGTCGGGGGAGGTTGCCGCTACAGTTGTAGGCCCCCCGGCAACGGCGACAAATACCCCATTGCCAAAGGTAACTGAGGACCAACTTCGCGAAGATGGAAGCGTCCTAGCGGTCCATGTAATGCCATCGGGGGAGGTGGCTGCTACGGTTGAAGGATTTCCGGCAATTACAACAAAAACGCCATTACCAAAATCACCGCCGGTCCAACTTGACGAAGACGGCAAAGTCCTAGCCGTCGCCGCATACGTCACAGGCGTAATCACCGGCACAATCAAAGCCCCCAGCTCCGTATAGCTAGAAACCAGATAGCTGCTCGTGTAGCTGTCTAAGGGTAGGTACGACGGAGCCGACAGGGCATAGAGCGAGTAGGTGTAGTCCCCGACATTCAGGCCGGTGGTGCCGAAGTTGACCGTGTTTGCGATGTTACTAGCCATTAGGTCGCCTTAACATATGCAGTGGTGCCAGCCTTGGGCGCTACGACGGGGAGGACGAAGGACGTGGCGTTGACGGCGTAGTCGATTGTGGCTGCGGCTGTAGAGGTAGCCCCAACAACGGCCACAAACTTCCCCCCACCGAAAGTTAAACCCCTCCAATTTGACGACGACGGAAGCGTTCGCGCTGTCCATGTGATGCCGTCAGGAGAGGTAGCGGCAGAAGTTCCGTTGTTTACGACAATTAAGAAACTATTGTTTCCATAGGTAGCATAAGTCCAGTTTGCCGACGAGGGTAAGGTTCTCGTTGTCCAATCAATTCCGTTGGTAGACGTTGCGGCAATGGTGCCACCGTTAGCGATGGCAACAAAAACGCCATTGCCAAAAGCAATAGATTGCCAAGTGGTGCTTGTTGGCATTGTTCTGGCTGTCCATGTAATGCCATCTGGAGATGTAGCTGCGGTAGTTGTGCTAGTGGCTATGGCAACAAACACACCGTTTCCGTAGACAACGTCAATCCAACCCACTGCCGATGGCATTGTTCTGGAAGTCCAAGTGATGCCGTCAGGAGATGTTGACGCGGTAGTCGAACTATCCGCTATTGCAACAAAAACGCCATTACCGAAGGTAACAGCAATCCAAAACGTCGAGGCCGAAATAGTTCTTGCTGTCCAAGTGATGCCATCGGGCGATGTCGCGGCGGCTGTGGAGCTATACGCAACCGCCACAAATACCCCGTTGCCAAAAGTAACGTCATACCATTGAGAAGAAGAAGGCATCGTGCGCTGCGTCCAAGTGATGCCATCAGGGGACGAAGCGGCGACAGTGGATGGTCCGGTGGCCACCGTAACAAAAACACCATTGCCATAGGCAGCACCCTGCCACTGTTGCGACGAAGGCAAAGTCCTAGCCGTCGCCGCATAGGTCACGGGCGTCAGCACAGGCACAATCAGCGCCCCCAGCGCCGGGTAAGACGACACGAGGTAAGACGCCGTGTAGCTATTGAGAGGCAGATATGACGGCGATGGCATGGCGTACTGAGAGTACATCCAGTCGCCCACGGACTGTGTGGTGGCCCCGAAGTTGACAAGCGATGATGCGTTTACGGCCATGCTCAAGTTGCCTTAACGTATGCAGTGGTGCCGGTGACGGGGGAGATTACGGGGAGAACAAAGTCGGTGGCGTTGACGGCAAAGGCAATGCTGGCTGCGGCAGTGGTGCTTTCAGCTATTGCTACAAAAACGCTACCCCCAAGGGCGACTGAAACCCAAGTTGACGAGGACGGTAAAGTTCTAGCCGTCCAAGTTATACCGTCAGGAGAGGTGGCGGCAGTAGTAGATGGCCCTGCGGCCACTGCCAAAAAGGAATTGTTGCCATAGGTGACCGAGGTCCAAGATGACGAAGAAGGTAGCGTTCTAGCTGTCCAGTCGATGCCGTTTGTAGAGGTGGCAGCAATAGTAGACGGCCCTCCGGCCACTGCAACAAAAACACCGTTACCAAAGGTAACTGAACGCCAACTTGACGAAGAAGGTAGCGTTCCAGCGGTCCAATTAAGGCCGTTCGAAGAGGTAGCGGCGGTGGTTCCCGATGAGATGACCGCTACAAAGACGCCGTTTCCAAAAGTGATTGAACGCCAAGACGTTGAAGACGGCAGTGTTCCAGCCGTCCAAGTTATACCATCGGGTGAAGAGGCTACGCCCGCAACGCCGGAATTGGAGGCTATTGCAACAAAAACGCCATTACCAAAGGTGACTGAACGCCAATCTGCCGAAGACGGTAGTGTTCTTGCGGTCCAAGTTATACCGTCAGGGGAGGTGGCGGCAGCAGTAGAAGCAACACCAGAAACCGCAACAAAAACACCGTTGGCAAAAGTGACTGCACGCCAAACTTGAGAAGATGGCAGAGTTCTTGCGGTCCACGTTACGCCGTCTGAAGAAGTTGCTGCGGTAGTAGACGGCCCTTCAGCCACGGCTACAAAAACACTATTGCCATAGGCAACTGAGGTCCACACTGCTGAAGACGGCAAAGTCCGCGCCGTAGCTGCATAAGTCACCGGAGTGATCACCGGCACCACCAGCGCACCCAGCGCCGTATAGGTCGATACCAAATACCGATTGACGTAGCTATCCGCAGGCAAAAAGCTAGGAGCTGACCGGGTTCCAATCGCGTAGATGAACTCTCCCACGGCTGGGCCTGTGGTGCCGAAGTTGACGAGGCTCGATGCGTTGGTGGCCATGATCAGGTCGCCTTAACGTAGGCCGTGGTGCCGAAGCGAGCAGGCACGACGGGGAGCACGAAGGTGGTGGCGGTTACGGCGTAGTCGATTGTGGCAGCGTTAGTGTTTGTCGGGGTGTTTTCAACTATGACAAACTTCCCTGCGCCAGAAGCGACCGCAATCCACTGCGCGGTGGACGGCACCGATCTTAGCGTCCAAGTGACGCCGTCTGGTGATGTCGAGGCATCGCTGTTGCTTATCGCCAAAAAAGAGTTGTTGCCATAAGCTACGGCGTTCTTTGCCGCGCCAACATTTGTCCTAGCCGTCCAATCATATCCATTGGTGGACGAAGACGCCGCAGTTCCAGTATCGGCCACTGCCGAAAACACGCCGTTCCCAAAAGCAACCCCACTCCACGTGTTGCTTGCAATCGTTCCGGATGTCCAT